TTACTCCAATTCTCTCATAACATCTTCCACTCTCTCAACTGTCACAACCTCTTCTTCTCTCACTTTTTCGTGTGGTAACACATAATCAAATATCTTTCCGTTTTTACGCACAACCATCACTGTATCACTGCTGATATATCCTTTTTCAATCGCTTCTTTAAACTCATCTATGTATAACATATTTTATCCTCCTCTCTATCTATTCGTAAAAAAATCCTAAAAATAGACAATTTTAAATTTTTCTGTTGTGATAGACAAAAAAAGATAAATATTTTTAAAAAAAGTATTGACTTTATATAGTACATGTATTATAATTAATATATAGAAAGGAGGAAGATATGAGGATATCAGAAATTGCTGATTTGCTTACTTCAATCGGAACTCTGTTGGTTGGTATAGCAAGCATAATCACAGCAATAAAAAAAGAACCTAAAAAGAAAAAACGGCCACGGAGATTCAAATAAGGTTCTAGTAGTAGTTTGGGGCTCAAGCCCCTTGCCACTACTGATAGTATATCATATCTAAGACAAATATGAAATATTTGATTATTTTCGCAATTTGTTTAGTTGTATTTTACTTTATTAACAAGGATGATTGAAATGGATAAAGAATTAACACCTCAAGAAAAAGCAAATAAAAAGTGGGCAGAAAACAATAGAGAACATAGAACCTATCTATCAAAACGATCTACTGCTCGTAGTTTTATTAACAAAAATGCTACAAAAGAAGACTTATTAGAATTAAAACAATTAATTGAAAGCAAACTCTAGACACACAAAAAACCGCCCTCAATTAGAGAGCGGTTAATATTTATTTCAGTTTTTCTTTGACAGCATCTACTGCCTCTTCAACAGCATCTTTAGCATCATCTGCTAGTTCTTTGCCTTTAGCAATTGTTTTTTCGACAAATCCTTTTGCTTCTAACTCTTTATCACCGGTTAGCTTCCCTGCACCTTCTTTAAGACTGCCTGACGCTTGTTCAACTTTTGCTTTTAGTTTTTCTTGTGACATAATGTGGCTCCTTATTATTTTTATTCTATGGTAACATTTTGATTATTTCTAGGCAAATAAAAAAGCAAGAACCGCTAGTGTCAGGCGATTCTTGCTAGTGTGATTAGCTCATGATTATGCGAGGGTGTCAATAGAGGTAATCAGCACAAAAGGTATGTTCTAAATCCAAGTTATTGATTTTATAGCAGTATGCCGAATTCGCTTGTAGAGGTTGTTTCGGCTCTCATGCAACGTAGCTGGCCTAAAGACCCCTGTATCATCTCTTTTTAATCCTACAACAACTAATTTCTTCTTGTTGTCTTTATAAAAAACAACACTCAATTTCATTGTATTTTTAGTTAAATCCTTATCTAAAATACAGACGTTAACTCTAAACTGATAGAATATTTCATATAAAAAATTATAATTATCGACTCTAGGAAGAACTTCTCTAAAATTTGGATGTTTTGAATAATTCGATAAGAGGAAAACATCTGCTTTCACAGCTTCAACCCAATTTGTTGCGCGATACTTTGTTTTCAACTTATGAATACCTAGAAGATGATACAAATCTCTTATATCAAATAAAATCATAAATTCGGGTAAATGCTTAAAATTAGTCTCAACTTTACACCTTTTCCCACAAAAATTTAGCTCATAATCATTAACTATTTCTTTGAGATCCACTATCAAAAAACTTTCTACAAAATAAAAAAGCACGGACCGGAAATATCCTCCGGTCAGGGCTAACGATTAGAGGTGCGAAACTCTAACTCTCTATTGTGCTTCTTAGGCTTATCGCAAGAGAACAGTTCTTAAGCTCTGCCAAGCCGTATGATGTGCTTTCAGTCATACGCCCATATCACTACGGGTTCAACGAACAACGAAGACGTTGGGTTAGAAAGGATGATAAATGAACGAAATTTATCTTCTATAACCACCCTCATTATGACATGTCTTGAACTTTTTGTCAATAAATGCGAAATTTTTTGCAATAAAAAACCGCCCAGAAGTTAATCTGAGCGGTTTTGTCTTATCTAAAGGAGCTTTACCTCCTAAATTGTTTTTTTAGTTGCGGTGTAAGTTACACCATTAACAGACCGACATTTATGTCGCTCTGTTGGTTTACATATCTGTTGCATCAATTAAGTAAGCATCTTCTACCCACTGATTAGACTGTGGAGCGCCTATCCTTGCCCAGCCTTTTACTTTTTCGTAAACTCGAACTCTAGTACCAGCAACAAGCAACTCCTTATCAGTGCTATTGACGTCAGGCTTGGACTCAACGTAATAATCTTCTGAAATTGTTGCTTCGTAATATGGCATATTTGAATTACTTAGCGGTGTGTTAACGTCTAACTCTTTTTCAAATTTAGATACAACTGATTGATTATCAACCTTAGCATTTGACTGTTTCCTAGCGTAACGATAAGCGTAAACATAAGGTTGACCATTATATCCCCAGATTTCATCATGGTTATTCACTGTAATTGAGTTATAACCATAATTACAGTGAATAATATTGTCTGGATCAACAAACATACCAGTATGTCCAAAAGCTCCAGCCGAAGCCCCACGTTTACCCCAAATAAAAATATCACCTCTTTGCGCATTCCAATTAGTATTTTCTGCAATAAGAACATAACCGTTTTTTATCAACCAATCGTGCTCATATTCTGTATTTACTGCCCAGCCATTATCTGATGCGCCTGCTGAGCGTAGAGCAAAATAGACAGAGCTAGAGCAATCGTAAGATGAAGGACCATTTCGATAGTCCATCGAGTAAGTAACTTTACCTTTTCTAGATGCCATCCATGCGATAGCTTGCTCAATATTAATTACCATATTATTGACCTTTCTTCCACTCATCATTCATGCGTTTAACCGCAGCTTCGATAAATGTTTCTAACTGAGTCTCTGTTAAACTGATATTATATTGCGATAAACCATCAATAACAGCTGTTTTAGCTTCTGTTAGCTTATCTTGTCCCTTAATACCAACTTCCACAGATATTTGTTCAACTGCCTCAACAGCATTACGAGCGACAATTTCTGCAATTTTAACAGCTTTTTCTCCACCTTTTTTTATAAGTAATTTTTTTACTTTGTGCGTGAGAATACCTGCGATGATACCAAAAATTGGTACTGATACTGTAATGATTTGTGTTGTAAATTCGTTCATCTTATTTCTCCTCTTTTTCTAGACGACCAATGCGATCACTCATATAAGACATCTCCTTTTGGACAACACCAATGGTCTGAGAAATGTCCTGTAACTGTTCTGTATTTTTATCTAAGTGACCTTTGAGCCACTCTTCACGTTTGTTAGATTCTGATTTTGATTGGTCATGGAAATCCATTAGCTTTTTCTCACGCTTATCAGACGTTCGCACCAGATAGCCAACCACAATCATAAAAAGCAAGATAAAGAGAATAGCCCACACAAATTGTGATTGAGCGATTCTTTCTGCTTGTTCTACTGTCATCCGACTACCTCACTAACTTGCTAAAATTTCAGCAAGTAATTCTTCATCGCACATAATTGCAAGTTGCTCTTTTGTTTTGTTATTAATAAACTCTGAAAATCCCTTTTTAACAAAACTTGACCAAGCCATACGTCCATAATATAAGTCAATCGCAAATAATTTAATCATCATATCTATCCCTTCTTCCTGTAAAAAAATTCTAACCAATAGCAATAAGATCTTCATCTTTTAAAACCTCTTTTGCGTAAAGCGTACTTATCAGATTGATAAGTGTTTGTGTGCCTGTTGATGTTGATGTACTTAGTTCAGTCATTTTTTCAGACTGAGCTTTATCTTTATACTTTTCGTCGTAAAATATCTGCTCACACTTTTCAAGCGTTTCTGCAAAAGATTTATTATCAAAGTCAACTGGTAAGTCAAAAGTTAAGTTACCTCTTACGTGAGGTAAATCGACTGACACAATTGCAGTCACACCCACAATACTTTTATCCTCAAGTTCCTGTGGAAATTTTGTGTTAATTGAAAACATATCGTATCCTTTCTAAATTGACCAGTGAACTGTACCTTTATAAGTATTTGAATAAGAGTTAGGATTGATACACTCAATCAATCCCGATGCATTGATTTGTAAGTGGATTGATTTGTCTGGAGCAAGTGTCCATCCAGTTATCGCAAACATCAACTCTTGAGGTATTAAACCAGATGGCATATTACCAACAGACCATCTCTGTAACCCATTAGAAGCAAAATTATACATCAAGTCTATGTCATCACCTTTCCGCTTATATTTAAAACCGTTGCCAATTGTTATCCAGCCAGTCGTTTGTAAGCTATCTTTTTTAACATACTCACTCCAACCGCTCCAAACACCGTTTTCCAGCACTCTGGTAAAAATAGTTTTATTTGTTCGATCGTAAAATTGTTGATAAGCATAGTTTGCTGTCTCATGTCTTACAACAGTTACATAGCCAGGGCCTGCCCCAGCCGGTCTATTAGCACCTCTAAATACACAATAAAAACCTGTGTCTTGCAAGCTATTTAGGTCGGTGTCGTCATGTCTAAAAGAGCCACCATTATTTAAAGCAAGTGGTTTTTGCTGTATCGCCTTATCGCCACAATAAATAGTACCGTCAACATAAACATCGCCTTTGGCATCAATAATGCCATGTTCCCAAATTTTCCCAAATGCAACACCAGAAGGTGCTTTAGTTACTAGAACAAACTCACTAGAAATCGTTTGAGTAATAGGGATTGCTGACATTAAACTATCACTGACAGATACTTTAACAAGCCAAGATTTTGATTTGTCATAAGTGCCGCCAAGATTTAAAGGGGCGCCTGACATTTGGGAAATTGTTGACCAGGTATTTGTAGCTGCGCCACTATCAACTGCATAGATACCAGTATTGTATGGTGCAACAGATACCGACATTTTGAGTTGGTTTTTTTGTATTCCACCAACTATAATTGGTGCAATCTTAACAAATGGCAAGACTTGTAAAATGTCAGGATTTTGCTGAGACCTGACTACTTTTGCACTTGTAACAATTGGTAAAAAATAATCAATGACATTAATTTTTGTGTCAACTGGTTCTGATGTTAGACCTCTGCTATCAGTTACCGTTGCTCTGATTGTTGCTGAACCAAAAAAGTCCAATTTATCAAATACGCTACCATTACCGATAATTGAGTTACTTTTCCCGACAATTTCAGCATTATAACTTGTTATTGTTGAACCGTTGTTTCCAATAGCTGAGCCAAAATCAACTTTAACTTTACTTATAATCCTAACAAAATTGTTTCCACTAACAATGCTACTAGTTAAAGTATTTGTATCAGATAGAGTGATACTTGACAATTTTGGCTTATAAGTAGCTGTATTAGGTATTGTTATTGATAAAGTATATTTTGTCTCACCAATCTTTGCTGATCCATCCATCGTCTCAACAATCAGATTACCTGTACCAGTTAATTCATTAGGCAGTAAATTAGCAAACGTTGGCGGTATAGTCCACAAATAGCTAGTACCAACGCCAGTTGCGATAGTACCTGTACTACCCTTAAAATCATATTTCAAATTGTGAGTAAATGACGTTGAATATCTATTGATTGTGATAGTTACTGCATTACCTAGCACACCACTAATAGCACTTGATACACTAAGTCTATTAATTTTAGGTAGCGAGATAGACTGATTTGCAGTCGCTTCACCATAATTGCTAAAGTTTATTGGATAATATGCTGAAATATTGAATAGTGGTTTATTTCCATCTGAATTATGATTAACAATGTAATCTTTAGCAAATAATAGTTTTCTCTGTCCGTAATTTATCGATGGATTAACATTGATGGTCTCAGCTCTACCATCAACTGTTATTTTTAAAGGTCTAGTTTCACCTATTGAAATATAGCCATAACTAGACATTTTTAAAAAAACTTGTACATTGACTGTGCTTGTATTACTTGCGATATTTGGCTTATTCCAAGCAGACAATATTTCAAGTGTCAGGTTATTCCCCCACGACCTACTATATGTAGCAGTTCCCATGTCTCACCTCCTAACTATTTCTAATTGCTCTGATAACATTAAATAATGGATTTCTGTCATAGACTTCTTCAACAAAATTTCCAATTTGTATACGCTCTGTAAACAGTCCATTTTTTATTGTTAAGGTATCACCTGTCAATGTCATCTGAGCAACACCATTTGTCACAAATGAAATGCTGTCATTTGATAGAAATAACTTTGCTTTTCCGCCTTTGTCACCGATAGCAACGCCCTCTTCACCAATCAACGTTTCATTGTTGATAAAGCTAAATCTTGCACTTGCCTCACCTAATAGTTGTTTAAACTCAGTTGTACGATCAAACAATTGAGCGATGTCGTTTGCAACTTTTTGCTTTTCGTCTATCGTATTTAAGTCATACCAAAGCTTCCACTTAGTTTCAACTTCACTGAGTGTATTCTGCATAGCCTCAGCAATTGCATTTTCTCTTGCTATAGCAGTTCTTTCTTCAAGAGCTAGAATTTGTGCTTGGGTTAATTCTTGATCAGCTTTTGTGTCGAGATTGTTTATTCTATCAACTTCGGACTCTTGCCAATCTCCAGATTTATTACCTTTGACAAGCATATATCCACCAGTCATAAACCAACCTGCATCACTGGCAAGCATGGCAAAGCGTGGTTTTATTTTACCGTCTCTGAGCGGTACAAATGTAACTTTAAACATCTGGATATCTGTAGTGACATTTTCAATTATCGTCTCACGAGGTGTGTTACTTGTGATATGGTTTGCAAACAAGTCATACAAATAGAAGTACAATCTTCCAGCATTTTCTCTTGCTATAGCAGCTGTAAAAGTGTATGTTACACCAGCTTTAACATCAAACTCGATAGTGTGACTAACCTTATTTCCAGACTTCCATTTCTTAAATTCAAATGGATATTCGCTGATTTTTGTAGTCTCAAATATTGTACCTTCGGTAAACCAACTTCCAGAAAATGATTTTGTACCATCAAGTAAATTTTGAGTACCAATGACAACATTAGCAGACATATCAATCCACTTGTAGTCAAGATAATTTGTTGATTGCGTTAATCCAGTATAAGTACCGATAAATCTTCTATTTTTAGCTTCAGTAATACTAAAGTCAACTTTTCCATCTTTCGAATTGGCCCACGCTGTCCATGATGTAGCACCATCAGAACCCTTTGAACCATAAATACCAATAATTGCTGGTACTGTTTCTTTTCTTGTTCCATCTGTATAAACATCAACATGATAGTGCCAATGATATTTATTTGCAGGAGTTGCAATTTGAGGTATATCTTTAATCCATCCAGATGTTGCAGATGTGATATCCATCTTGTTAGCTGAAACCATGTAATAATCTTCTGTCGATGTGATACCACGACCGTCAGAGCCATTAACACCATCATTTACATTGATAAAAGTTAACTCTTTGCTAAATGTAATAGTATCTGTGACATCAACCTCAAGCCTCAAATTGAGTTTTCCATCAGTAAGCATATCAGGCTTTATCATCACTTCTAAGCCATTTGATAACAGTTGGGTTCCTTTATACCATCTTTGACCTAAAACGGCCGTCTGTGCTCCATTTTTGCTGAAATTAAACGATACATTTGATGAGCCTGTATTATTTTTAAACACAGTTCCAGCTGTTGTGTTAAATGTAATATCATAGCTCGCTGGACTTTCGATGCTATTTTGCAAAGCTAGACCCTGAGCAGAAATCTTAGATGCTAAACGTTTAAAGTTAGCAAATGTTACTTCGCTTGTTTCTGTTAGTAAATCCCAAGTAACTTTCATAACTCTAAGTGAACCCAATATGCCGTATCTTCCTATACCTTTGTGATTAAGTATGACTGTGTCGCCAACTTCTACATCAAATGAGCCTGAGACTTCAATGATTTCTTTTGCATAACAAACATTTCTGAGCCATTTTAGCCCTTCGGCTTCTAGTTTTGGTATAGTATCAGTATCAACTTGTAATTTCCAAAGTAAAAACTTATCAGACTCTAAAACCCTTGGCATTTCTTCGGCAGCCAGTGGGGCATAAATTCTATTATTTTTTTGATAAAATTCAACTTGCCCTTCACTATTCTTCCAAATTGTACCTCTATTACCAATTCTTAAACCATCCCTTCCAATAGGCTCTATTGATGTCTTGATTGCTGTTGAGTCAACTGTTCGGCTAACATCATTTGAATTGTCAATAGTTATTTCAAAATCTCGTCTATTTCGTCCAACACCTTGGTAATTAATACCATCATTTGCTCTATAAATATTGAGCACAAGCTTGTCAAATTGACCATTTGCTTTCTGCCTAATTTCAAACTCACATTCGCCACCAAAGTTATTAATGATCGATATGAGCCTTTTATATTTGACCTCATCACCTGTATATGTCAAAGTTCTTGTATTACTTGCCAGTTCATTTACTCCAATTTCAAAATTGGCATAAGGCAAAATCTCCATTGCGGTAAAGTGTTGCACAATTGTTCTAGCTGGTTGTTTCTCATAAGTAGAGCAATTTTCATTTAACATCTCCAAGTTAAAATAGTCACCAACGATTTCAATTGTCTTATTTTTAGCGTTCTCTTTGAACTTAACAATCGAAAACCTAAAAAATCTTCCTCTAAATTTAAAAGCTAGATAACCATTTTCTTTAATGCTCCACCACTCACCAAATTCTTTTGAAAATTCAAATTCAACTTGGTGAGTTGCCTCCTCAAATAATGAGGTTAGGGATGCTTTTTTTATTTTAATAGCATTTAACAATGCATTGTCTGCAACCGCAGTTTCAAACATATTTTTGTCATAAAATGTAATCTGCACTACCCAAACCTCTTTCTATACTTGACTTTTACTGACGGCAATGATGCTATAAAGCTAGAAAAATGCATCTTTATTGTTGATTTACCTGGTGGCAATTTAATATATTCTGAACCTAATACAGTTTGCTCAGGCATCCCATTGACTGTAACTTTGCCTATTTCGTTGTTAAAGATAGTTTGAGTATAAATGGGATATCTATTAGGAATGTCATAGATACCAGGAACATGATGCTTTTGCCAGTAGAAATTTCCAACACACATGTCAGCAACCTGATTTTTACCAGCATATTTAAGTAAGAAAATATGTACTTTTGCACTCTTTTTCCCTTTTAAATAATCAGACTGCCTTTTGTGATAACCTCTGTCAAAAAATGTAATGACATCATTATTTCTAGACATCGACATATTACCATTTGTATTCATAAAAGGATTTTGGCTCAAGATATGATTTGCCTGAAAAGTTGAGCGTTTAACAAAATCATAACCTAAAGGGTTATTTGGATTGCCTATCATACAATTAAATTCTGCCATATTTGAGTTGGATCTTTTTATGGTTTCGCATCCATATAAAAAATTTCCTGATGCATCTGACACACAGACCTTAATTGCTGACTGCTGAGTTAATGCTGACGTATGAAATAATTGCCTCCAATAAATGAAATCATAAAGTGTTCCTACCTCACCATTTGAGTCAGCTTTTGCACTTAATGTTAGTGATTGCCCGCTTAATACCTGACCTTTTGTATCTCCAGGATTTGTTAAAAATAACCAATCTACGAGTCCGCCTCCACCAATAGGTCTTTTGATAAGTCCAATTTCGCCCGTCAGTGATTGTGATTTATCATTTGCAACACCTGCACCTTGTACACCTGCCTCTAACATTTCTTTTGTTTTCCACTGCTGAAAGTTATGCATTATTTCAGATTTCTGAACCGGTTCTGTATCAACCTCTTCAACATTTCCAATTTCAAGACTACTATTATTTCTTGCAATCCCTACAAATCCATTCTCTGCAGTATTTAACATCTCAATAATAGGTAGAGCTGTGGCAGTACCTTGATTATCAAAATCAATTGTTATGACATTGTTAGCAGATGTTATCTTGTCATCTGGTATATACTCATAACTTGTGCTATAAGCATAGCCATCAAGTGTTTTAAATTTAATCGTAACCTCTTGAAACCAAGAAATCCCATTAGACTCATCAAATGGACTAACAACTTTTGCATAATAGAATAGCTCAGGCTCATCACTAAAGATGAGCTCACAATAGCTATCTGTCATCAAAATTTTGCGAAGTTCTCGCTTGTTTTGTTGCATACTGCGACTATCTGATGTCCTCATTTTTACAGTGAGAACAATCTCATTCTGGTCAGCTCTATCAATATCAATAACCCTAAACAGTTTCGACAAATCAATGCTGTTAAATTTAACTGTTAACTCACTCATCAAATAGCCCCTCAATTCTATCTATATTCTCTTTCATTTCTTTTTGGACTTTATAAGTCTCTTTTTTTGATGCAGTAGCAATTGTTTCACCACTTACATCAATATGCACAGGTTGTTCTGTTGCTTTCTTAGCAACATCAAGTGCCTTGCTCATCAGTTCATCTGATTTATGTTTAGTAATCTCAACTTTTGTTTTAACAGCTTGTTCAAGATCAGTTTTGATTTTGACAACCTTGGTAAATTTAGTATTACCAAATCCAATGACATCCTCAGCTTTGTAATTAAAAGCTTCTACTCTTGCATACATATCATCAAGCGATTTATCAACATACTTAGTATTTTTTTCAATACCAACTGCCATACCTCTAGGAATCCAGCGACCAACATTATCTCTAAACAACCTAGATGGTGAGTGGATCATAGCTTTAGCTCTTGCTGCACGTTCTGCTTGGGCAACAAGAGCATTTGCTGCTGCGGTTACTGCACCTAATGCTGACATCATCCCGGCTGCTAGACCTTGGCCAATCATTGCACCAATTCCACGCATAGCACCAACACCTGACATCCCGGCTGACCGAACTGCTGACATCAATGAATGCATAGCGCCCATTGCTGAACCAATTCCACCTCTAATACCATTTGCGATATTATTTGCAGTATTGCGACCAATTTGTGTACCTTGAGATTGCATTTGTGAACCAACTGAGCGAACAGTGCTTAAAATAGCCTGCATAGCTGATTGCACACGACCCTGCATTGATGTAAATGCACTAGCAACATTTTGACAAGCAGTTGAAATCTGAGTGATTTGAGCTGATGACATTGCAGCCATTGAGCCAACTCTTGCAAATAGTGATGCAACCATATTTAATTGCCCACCAATCATGGCAACTCTTGCACCAAACATAGCAAATCCAGCAGTTGCTGACATTAATGCTGGTGTAATTGTCATTACTTGAGATTTAAGCATTGCAATTGGTGCATTAACTGCTGATAATCCAGCCACCCCTGCAACTGCCTGAGCACTAAATGATGCAAATCCACTAGCTGCACTAGTTAATGTTGCTGGTAAGCTTGCTAGACTTGTTTTAAGCGTCAAAATTGTTGTTGATATGCTTGTCATTCCAGCAACCGCACCTGATGCACTGCTTGACATCAAGCTCAATCCTGATGCAACTTGACTCATTGCCGAACCAACAGTTGAAAGACCAGCACCACTAGATGCTATTTTCCCAACACCTACTGCAACCGCGCCAAGTGATGCAGCCATGTCACCTAACCTTGTATTAGTGATCATTACAACACCTTGGGCAAGTGCTTTAAATCCCTCACCAGCATTACGAGCCGCATTACCAACCGACATGATAATACCTGAGATGCCATCTAAAACACCTTTAACCGCATTTCCAAACGATGTGATAACCTGAGATGCCCCGTCAAAGACACTTGAAATTGCAGAACCAAACGCTCTGATTATTCCACTTACTCCATCAAGTGTAGCTTGTACACCTTGACCCATTGCTTTAAACGCATTACCAAATGAACTAACCAGTCCAGCTATTGCACTGATTAATCCACTAAATGCACCAACAACTTGAGATATACCACCTGAAATTGCAGCAATAACCATTGACCAACCTGTTGCCACAGAAATAATTAATGTTGCAATACCACCTGATACTGCTGTAATTATTGTAGATATACCACCTGATACTGCTGTAACAATAGTTGATATCGCATTTGCGATAATTGGAATAAGTTGACCAAGCACATCAGCAACAATAGGTATCAGGGTAGCTAAACTAACTGTTATCTGTTGCAATACTTGCACAATGACAGTTCCTACTGTTTGGATAATTTGACTTATCCCCTCAGCTTGAGATCCTGCTATTGCAAACGCAATACCTACCATGATAATAGCTGCACCAAGGGCAAGCCATGTTGATGGTGGAACAGTAGCAATTGCAGCTCCTAAACCTTGAAAAGCTGTAGCTAACCCTGTACCAATGCCTGTTGCAGCAGTCGATACCGCTGTTCCTAAAGCTGTAAGGATAGCTGGTACACCTGACAACGCTGATTGAATACCTTTACCAATACCTTGTGCAGCAGTGCTAATACCAGTTCCAGCTTTTTCAATGACAGTTCCAAGTCCTGAGAAAATCTGTTCAATTATCCCCTTTGATTGACCTGCATCTTTGCCAACTCCATCAGTTGCATCTTTTGCATTTTTTCGGAATAACTTAAATGGATTAAATTTACTCAAGAAATTAAATGCTTTGAATTTCCCAAGTAATCCGATTATTCCAGCACCTGCAGTCATCATGAAAGCAGGATCAACACCTTTTAAGAAATTTCCAACTGCTTTTGCTGCTTTACCAATTACAGATACTACTGCATCAACTTTATTTCTAAATGTTTCACTTGTTGTATATGCATGAATGAACCATCCAACCAAAGCTCCAATAGCAATACCTAATGCAACAAGTGGATGAGCAGACAGAGCTCCTAATGCTGTACTAATTGATCGGATAATACTTGCACCTGTTTTCAAGCCTTTAAATGCTGCAACTGCTCCAAGGACAGCGCTGGCAACTTGTTTTATGGTTGATGGTTCTAATTTAGATATCCAATTTGCGACATCTTCAATTTTTCCAGCGATTTGAACAAAAGCATTACCAATAGTTGTTGCAAAATCAGTAATTGTGCCTTTGTTAACAATTAACGAAGTGAATACATGGCCAATAGCATTTCCAACTGCACTAAATGCTGATTGAATAGCTGATACTGCTCCTGTACCCTCAAAAATAGAATAAAACTGCTTAACTTTATCAACTCCATCAGCAACAATGTTTACAAAACCACTAATATAAGGTGTCATTCCAGTGAATACTGAATTTACAACACCTTTTAGCTTGTTGATATTATCAGCAATACCACCCAGACCTTTTGCTTTAGCAGCTTTATCAAATTCCATGATCATGTTTGCTAAGCCTTTAGTCACTGCAGTGCTAACATTTTTGAAGCTAGTTCTAATACCATCAGAGTTTTTACGTGCCAACTCAGCAAATCCATTTAGTCCACCATCAAGCTCAATAAGTTTGTCCGAAAATTGATCAAATGTGATAGTCCCATCTTGTAATGCCTTATATAAATCTTGTTTAGCTGATGCACCTGCAAAACCAAATGCCTCAGCAGTTTTTTGTAAACCAACTGGCATCGTCTCCATCAGGCTTTTCCAAGATTGCATATCTACTTTGCCACTTGACATCATTTGAGTAAATTGAGTCAATCCACGAGATGCGTCACCTGCTGATGATCCTGATGCTAAAAAAGCATCGTTTAATGCAAGTGCAAGTTTTGTTGATTTACTTAAATCACCATTCATAAGAGTCAATTGTTGAGTTGTCCCAACAACTTCATCCAATGCAGTAGGTAGTCCATCAATCCCTTTTGCTAATGCATCAATTGCAGACTTAGATTGCTTAGTAGAGTATCCCCATGACTCCATCATTTTTGGGAATTTGTTCATGGTGTCAACACGACTAACAGCCCCACCAATGGATGAATTTACTAATCCAATCCCTTTTTGGACTAGTGCGGTTGCAACTCCCATTGCTGCACCAAAACCCAAAGCTGATCTTCTGCCTGATCCAAAACTTGACGATGAAGCACTGCCAAGTGATTGTAAAAGTCCTTTTAGCCTACCAACTCCTTGTTGAGCTCTTGATCCGTCTAAATCAACTTGGATGGTTAATTTACCATCTGCCATAATCCACCTCCTCTCTATCTAGTTTTGAGGTAGTGCATATTCTTCCTGCAGTTCCCTCATTTTGCTTTTCTCTTTCTGAGACTCACCTTTTGTTGGTTTCCATGATCTAATTTTGATAACTTCAATCATTTTTGTTCCATCTGGTAAGCCTGATAACAATGCATTAAATTTCTTCCAATGCAGTTTGCCCTGTTCTTCTATCAAATCAATCTTGTAAGCTTGCATAAATGACGAAAATATAAACTCACCATCATATTTGATTGATAAAACTGGACTTTCTTCTTCATCATCTGTTTTTTTAGGTTTTTTAGGTAAGATATTTCCCTCGATGTCATATCTATCAACTTGATCAGACGGTTTTACAATTTTGATGTGATCCTCAAAAATTTGCTCATATAGATCCATTGCTTCTTCTGCCCCCATTGATTTAAAATCATCTGTTTGAGTTAACATACATAAAGCAATTTGAGGTTTAATAAGTGCATCAATATCATCTGACCACATATCAAAAACCTTTAAAACATTGTCAAAAGAAAGAAAAAGCTGATACTCTTTTTCGTTAAGTATCAGCTTGTCATCAATTTCCTTAGAGATATCAAACATGGTTATTTAGCAAGATACTTCTGGAAAGTTTCGTCATTTGCTTTTTTCTCTTTAATTTCTACGAGGTTATCCCCAACCTGTAAAAATGCATTTAGATAAGTCCAAGTGTTTTCACCACAGGCAGCATAGATTTTTTTAGGTGCATCTGCATTATCAAACATAGTGTTGAATACATCATCTAAGATTTCTTTGATACCTGATCGCAATTCAAACTCTTTTGACTCATCCTTTTCAACTTGCTTTTCAAGAGCATCTAACTTATTAGCTTTTTCTTTAAGCTCCTTAGCTTTATTTACCATCTCAACTTCTTTTGTATCACTCGCTCTATAATCCAGAGTGAATGCCCCAAAATTGACTGGGATAATATTGTTATCTAAATTTAAATTAATCATATTTGACATTTGTTTCTCCTAGTAATTATTAAGATGTTTCTTAAAGTTCTGAGACAGCCGTTTCTTTAGGCTCCTTGATCCATTTAAGAGTACAAGCAAATTGTTCATACTCTGTAGCATCTCCTGCACCAGCTTTAATACCTGACGCATTAGCAACTTGTGTATGACGTTTTTTGCCATCAGATGACGTTACACGATGCCAAACACGACGTGCATCACCTGATTTATATTTCATACCTGCAATAAGTGCCTGAGCCTTATCCTCAGCATCATAGATACCCTCAAATGAGTAACCACCTGTGACAGACAATACTGTTTCCTCAGGTGTTCCATCACCATCATAGTAACCAGTGTCATCAGTGTCTTCATCGGTTTCATCATCAATAGTTTCGATGTATTTCGCTAGTTTCAACCACTCTGTTGGCTCTTTATCAGGTTGCGATGGATCAAATGCTCCAATTTCATGCACTCGTTTTGCATTTTTTAAACGTGCCATTATTAATTTCCTTCTATTTCAATCTTTGCTTTAAGCTGCAAAGTATAGACAAAGAACTTTTGTTCATCTTGTCCATTAATCCCTGGTTTACCTACTTCCAAAGACATAAAGTTGTATGATTGGTCAGTGCTTGGCAACTCAAGGTCAAACTCTGATAAATCACCATTGATGAGCCATATAATGTCACTTGCCGTTTGATTAGATTTGCTTTTTACCGCAATCTCAAATGGCAATGATATTTCCCTAGTCCCGTCAAAGTATTCTTTGTCGATAGTCCCACCAGGTATTGAGTTAAGCACTAAATCATCGACATCATCTTTGAAATAGTCCAACCGTGCATGCAATCCTAAATCAGGAATTGCATTGATATGATCTAATAGCATCTTTTGAAAGTTTTTGTTATTTTGCATTTAAAACCCCATTTCTTTCAGTGCTTTCTGTTTCCAATTGTCAATATGAGCTGACCTTGCTCGTCTGAGCCAGTTCTTACCTGTACCAGGAGTTGTATATCGCTTAAACGTTACAATTCCATTGGTGCCATAATAATGAGCTCTAGCATAGACTGTGTTGTAATGGATAGCATCACCTGATGGTGACATAGATGCTGAGGCTCTTAATGCCCCACCCCTCATCGCCCTCATCGGAATATATTGATCCATATCCAACATCATTTGACTAGCCATGGCAATTCGCCCTCTTGTTACTGAGGCAGGTGACACTTTCTTAGTTGCACCTGACAAATCAACATGGACAGTTGTCCAAATTCCGTTTGACATTAAACCACCTCTATTTCATAGCTAAATAGCTTTCCATTTAGGTAATTAGGTTGATATCCTTTCACAATATAATCTCTGTCTCCATCACTTAACTTGGCATCAATCCAGCTATCATCAACAATCACTTTTGTGAATTGTGGATAGATAAAAACGACACTTGGCTTTTGTCTCTGCTTTTGATTATTAGTTCCGACTATGCCAATATTTCTGTCAAATCTGACATCTGACAAAGCAATTGACTCAAGATAAGTGATGTCCCCAAAGTCATTCACAGTGCCTATTTTTGATACTGTGATGCTATCTGTCAATAATCTCTTATCTATCATAGTCAACCCTCGCAGTTAAGCTAAATCCGGCAGAGTTAAGCAAGTTTTCAGCATCTAAACAAAGGTTAAATCGTTGACCAGCATTTGAATTCTGTGAGTTCTTATAACTAATGGAGGTTCTGCCGATAGATAAACTTGCCATAGCTTGCTTATCATCAGCAGTCATCACTCCACTAGCATCTAAGTAAGCTACTTGGTATGCAGTTGCTAACTTAACCGCATCTTTTCGATGCTCAATTTCAGTCTCAAAATTGATGTATGAATAAAATCCCTGAGTATACAAATCAATAGCTATTTCTGCTCTTTTCTCAAGCGCATCAAAGTCATTAACCTGTTCAAAACCAAGTGCTTTAAATTCAGCAGCAGTTAAATAAGTCATGTGTCCCTCCATTGTTAAAATTAAGGGTGTCACACACCCTATTAGTCAGCAGATTTATCTGCTGTTTCTGCTTTAGACTTACGAGATTTACGTTTCGGTTTTTCTTCAGTTTCAGTCTCAACCTCAGTTTCTACGTCATTATCAACAGGGATAAGGACTTTAGGGACATCCATGAATGTTAACTTTAGTTCTTTATTCACTTTATCCGCAAAATCTTTATCCAATTCAATAATTCCATTTTCAAGAACTTCTTTACCCAATTTCTTGAAATGAATATTTTTTAAAGATTTATAACGCATTTTTCACCTCTTACATTTCTGTTGAAGTAACTTTGACAATAGCTTTTTTGTTATCATCAAGTGCATATGTTCCACCTTTGGCAGCAGCTTGCAATTTAACACCGTCAAAATCCTCTGTTTCAATTGTGCGTGCAGTAGAGATACCAATAAACGGAATAACAATTCCATTAGGTGAGAAAATTGCAATATCGCCTGTTTGGAAGTATTTAGATGCTGTTTTTTCAAGAATGAAATCTTTATATTTAAGCAATCCATTTGTGTCTAAAGATACACTTGAACCTTTGGCAGATGTATTAGATGCCATATCAACAATTGCGTTGTAAAGCTCTGATTTAAGATAGCAAGTAACTTGTGCATCTACTTCTAAGTCAGTGTAATAAGTATCGATCTTGTTAAATAAAGCCTTAACATTTGCCTCAGAAAAATCAGCAAGAGTTTCAGTTTTCCCTGCACTCGTCGATAAAAACTTACCAGTGCGAACATTTACTTTGCGAGTTTGAGCAATAGACTGTAAGTTAAAGCGATCAGCAAGTGCTGCATTTAGATCATTGTTTACTGTGTAGCGGTCAATACCTTCGTGAATTGTTAATTCATAGTCATAATTGACATCTGTATCTTGATAGATAACTTCCGTTAAATCACCAAAACGTGATTTCTTACCTGATGCATTACCAAATCCACCATCATTTGCTCCTGTCAGGTAGTCATCACCAATTACTACAGGTGTTGCATTGGTTTTAACAGAAAATGCTTTAGCATTGTTTTGGATGCCATCCAGTGTTTGCAATGGTGCGAGTGCACCTCGGAATGCTGCCTTGGCATTAAATACTGTGCTAAGGATATCGCGATATTGTGGCACATAAATGCGTGCCGCTTGGTCTTGATTAGTTGCCATTTATACTAATCTCCTTTCCTATTATTGATAGCTATCAACTATTGCTTGAAATGGATCAACCTCAGTCTTGGCAGGATTAGCTGCTGGATTTCCATTATTGAAAATAGTTGGTTTGCTATTACCTTGTTCAGATGGTTCTTGAGCTTGTGCAAATAAAAATGGTTTGCTCTCTTGCAAATCATTGATAATAGTCTCTAACTGAGGTTTGCCATTGTCATCCAATTCAACAGCGTTAACATCAATCAATTTCATCATCAAATCAGTATCAAGTGCATCTGTGTCTTTAATTGCAAGCTTAATAGCATCTGTTTTAATTGTTTGTTGTAACGTTTCATCAGCAGATTTTTTGTAATCATCGAATTCTTGTTGTAATTTAGCAAATGCATCTTTTGACTCTTTACTTAATTCAACATCATCTTGTAATTTCTTCATTTCTGCTTGATTATGTTCCAACTGTGATTTAAGGCTGTCTCGTTCTGCTGTGATAGTGTCCAAAGCTGATTGTGAGTCTTTGATTTCTGCTCCACGGAGAGCAAAGACTTGTTTTGCTTGTTCCTCTGTCAATCCAAGTTCGAGTAGTTCCTTAGTTGTAAATGACATGTCATACCTCCTAGTTCTTTTTTAGGTGGTCAACACCCACCCTCAGTTATGATTTAATTTACATTCCTAGAATACTTGTAAACATAAGGGTATTTTTACGGTTTTGAGCAATGAAAAAGCCACCATATAGGTGACTATGTGTATATCTTTTCTCTCTGGTAATCTCTGTGCAGAAAATCATAGTTATCAACAAGCGCCTTAGCTTTCTGTTGATATTTTCTTACATTCAAACGCTCTAATTGGATTAAATCAGCATCATTCATAGTTGTTGCATAATGCAGTCTCTCTTTATGACGTCTAATATTGCGCTCAATAGCTCTTTGCTTAGCCTCAATTCTTGCATTCTCCTCAGCTTGCTCAGGTGTTAAATCTTTGAGGTAGTCAGGTAATTCAGGTAAATCATTAACCCCGACAATAAAAGGTGTTAGGTAATGGCCACAATGAGCACCAAGACATCCACCAGCAGTACCATATCCGTAATCTAAAAGTGATAAGATATGAATGCCATTCTCATATCTGGCTAAGCTCTTTGTGACTATCCTGTGTTGTAATGGGGCACACATTGCTCTAGCAGTAGATTTCATTGAGTAATAATAAGTATCAATTCCGATGTCCTCAGCAGCTCTTGTCCTCATCTCATTAAACACTCGATAAGTTATGGATTTAATGATTACCCTAGCATAACTATCAGCTCTCCACTCCCTGCCGCCTGCATCAGTAAATCCTGTAAAGTTCTTATCCTGCCATTTGATAATAGTATCATGCAATGCTCTATCAGCTGTCTTGTTCCCTGAGACCACCTCAGCAACAGATTGCTCAATAATTGCTTTATAGACTTTTTGAATGCTTTTTGGAAGTGTTGAGTTAATAAGATTGAGTTCATCCCATGCCTGGTTAACATAAGCACCTAGACTCTCAGTTACGATGTTCCTAATCATCTCATCATTTGATTGATATGGTCGGTTAGCATTAGCTAAATCCTCTTTAAGTTGCTCATGAGTGTCCTCAAAGACTTTTAATCCCTCATTCTCTATGACATCTCTTAGCACTTGCTTAGCTATGCCTGTGCGTTTAGCAATGATGTCAAGGTTCTCCTCATTAAGCATATGCATATCATTAAGCTTTTCTAATTGCCAAACCCACGGATTATCAACCAAGTCCTGTTCACCTCTGATTTTTAATCTTCGTATCATGTTATCAAATAACTCAATCTGCATCTGCGCATAGATATCAGATACCTTTTTCATCTCATCTGAAAAATGCTGATCGTTTAATGTCGGCTTTTTATTTTTTCTTTCAGTCATTAATCAACCTCATTTATTTTCCGAGTAAATTCTTCAAGCGAAAATCAAGCGAAAAAATAGCTGATTTAATAATGTTTCAGCTATTTTCTGATCAATAATCAATCGCTTTCTTTCTGTACTTTTTCATCTTTTATTTCTTTTCCTTTCTGATTATTTTGTTGTCCATATAATGCTAACTCAGCATCATTCTCAGGTGGTAACTCGCCATTAATTTCAGCAAGTTCTTTCTCCGCCTCATCATCAGTAATATTCTGAACTTTGGCAATTGCTTTCTTGGTTGTCGCAAATCCTGCTGCAACCATCTTCATCCAGTAGTCTAATTCAGCATGTCGGTCAGTAAATACACCATCATCAAGGTTTACAGAAATGTCGTCAAGGTCAGGTATTTCACCATTATATAATTCATAAAAGGCACCAAGCTCACAAATTGAGACACAAAGTTCTTTGATTGTTTGCTCGACAAGAGACACTATACTATTGCGCATCTGATATGTATCTGAGTTCTCTGAGACAATTTCAGTTGCAGTCTTAACTGATTGGCCATCAAATGTGAACATGCCTGATGATACACCTATCTGCATTTCAAATAGCTTGAGTCCCTCTGAAATAGCAGCAATATAATCTGATGATCTGATTGGTGTTGTTAAGTCAACAATGCCACCATTGTCCATATTACCTGATGCAATTTGAGTATAGACATTTTGCTCAACATCGAACCTGCGCTTAAACTTGATTGTTCCATCCTCTGTTTGGTATTTTACTTGTGTCAATTGCTCAGGAACAATCACGCGCCTTTGCCCCATTCTAACCTCCCACATGAACTCATCATATGAACGATTAATAAAGTCAATAGTTGTCTTTGCGTTATCAAAGATAGATAGCCCAAGCGGACTGTTGATATCTTTGTTGTTCATCCCTGGTGTTTTGAAATAGGTAAACAGTGGCCGTGACAAGTCTTTTAATCTAATCACCGGCTCTAAATCAGGATATAACTCTGTGAGTTGCACCCTGTCGCCTAACTGACCACTAACTGTTGATTTGTATAGCTCATTAGTGATGCGATAGATCTTGCGGTCAATAGTTGAGCCGACTTCTTCGTCATTGACTGTTACCCACTCGTGAAATTCAACAAGCGTGTAATAAACATTTTTCTTACCCTCTGACTTAATTGTCTGAGTGAGAATAACAGCACTTGAAATATCTTGAGTGTTTGACTGCAATGGCAAAAATACTGGTGCCTGTACAAAAGCCACTCTGATTTTATCACCATCTAAATATGGGCGCATTGCTAATCCACCTAGTGCAAGACCACTTTCTAGGTATCGCTCAAAGTTTTTGTTGAAACGATCATTTTTAAGCATGTCATTGATAAACTCATCTGCCTGCTCATTATCACTTGTAATCTCTGCCTGCTCATTATAAACAAGACTAGCAATTTTCTTGGCGCTTGTCCTTGCAATTGGCAAGTGGTTAAACTTTCTCTTTTGTCTATCACCATCAGAATTAAAATAAATAACATCATCAAAATTACTTTGATAGTATTTTAGATTGTTTTCAATTCTGCTATATTCCTCACTTGTAATTGCAACCTTTGGATGTTCCAAGATTGTGTTTAAGTGTGATGTTTCCATGTTATACCTCCCTCGAGTAAAAAAGCTCTTAACTTTATCAATAAGGCTCATCTTATGTCCTCCTAACTATTTCCAACCCTAAGACCTAACAGTCTTGCATTATCTAACACAAAGTATTGGAAGACATCACATGTATGATCATCTTCTTTGATAACGTTTGGATTGTCTGAGTGTATTGTCTTTTCATCCCACCTGTACATTCGATGCTCTGAAATAAATACTTTATTATTTTCTGTATCAAGATAGTAAAACCTACCTTGAGCAAGTAATGACTGTGCATTATCAATCATGGTTACTTTCCTAAGCTTGGCCACTGGATGCCACCTAATAGCAAAGTCCAAATAAAATTGATTTCGCAAAGCACCCTCTGCACTATCTATTGTGTATTGTAATGTCTGCACCTTGTACTTATCTGTGATACCCTGCATAAATGCATTAATCTCTTGAGTTAACTGACTTGGTGCTTTTTTGACCACTTGTCCAGCAGGTGAATAGTACCATGTGTCTAATAGTATTGCTTTACCCTTGGCAGTTATACCAAATGCACAGACCGCAGTTGCTGATTGCTGATGCCCACCATCCAGTGCATATGATATGCCAATAAGCTTATCATCAGATGGCAATGCATTAAGCGCGTGAAAGGTACTCATGTTATATACATTGTTACCTAATCCGACTGCCTCACCAAGATAGACATATCTGTAATAGTCATAATCATTCTCTTTAATGCGCTCAATATCTGCTAGCATCTGAGGAGTTACAAATCCCAACTCATCATCAAGATAAGTGCTTGAATGACATAGATAATCATCATGTTGCTTACATTCCTCAAACCATTCATTAATCCAGTTATATGGATTACGAGGTGGATTATATGACCAAAAGAATTGAACAAAGTCAGCATTTGGATGCTTTTGGCGCATAAATGTGATATTAGTTTGGTCAAATTCTTCATAACTTGAAAACTCAGCAGCCTCCTCATACCAAACTGCAATTAGATCACCAATGTTATTTGATTTTAGTTTTTGAAAGTCATCAAGTCCATAAAAATAAAAGGTTGAGCCTGTTTTAATGTTAGTTATTTTAAATGGACTAACTGTCATTTTGAACATTCCAATGATACAAAATAATCGCAAACCCCATTGGATTTGATTGTAAACACTATCCCTCAAAGTATTAGCAACCTTACGTATGACAACTATGTTAGCTCTCTCACCTCTAATGATGTACTTAATCATCATGTAAATTAGTTTTAGAGTGATAACAGACGATTTGAAAGAGTTCCGACCACCTCTCAGGATGTTGTTAGGCTTTTTAGATAACCAAACGCTTTTAAAGTGAGGATTAATATTCTTTTGGATATTAATTATCTTCATTGTCAGCCTCCCAGCTATCAACAAGAGTTATTGACTCACTATCAATCTTGTTGACTTCCTCACGCTCTTTATTATCCAATTTGAGTGATTTGATACGCTCTCTTTGCTCTTGGATGTCATATCTATCTTTAGTATTTGTAAGCTTGATAATGTTCTCAGTTGCTTTCTGATTGCCCTTAACTGCTTGCTGAAATGTGGCGAATGCTAACAGTGATTGATTACTGCCATCCATGCCCATATCTTCAAGCTGCTTTTTGATATTCTTGTCTGTGATATCCAATGTCATCAATGTTTCAAATGCCTTTTTGAGGTCAGCTTTCTTGCGTCTAGCTTTACCTGATGCTTTACCGCCTTTAACAGCAATTTCTCTCTGTTCATCTTTTGTTCTCTGGTTCATTGGCTTTAAATTTTTTGTTCCATCTCTTGGCAACCCTGACCTCCTTTCAAACACAAAAAAAACACAAGTTTTTACTTATGGTTTCATTTTATATTTGATTTTAGGGGTGAAATTACGCTTCTTTAAAAAGACAAAATAAAAAGCCACCTTAATTGGTGGCAAAATAGCCGGACGGATTTGCACCATCATCTCACCAAATTAATGATGTGTCATCCTTTTTAGACCACTGCTCTATTTACTCTATTTTCCCATATCCTCTTAACCCTTACAAGTAGTTTTCGCTCATTTTGAGCTTGTTATATTTCCTCCAAAAACACTTTATCGAAGAGACAGTTCTCAAATTCTTCAAACCATCCCCTGATGTGCACATATGCTTGTGTCTGACTCAAATACAGGATAGATTGCGCTGCACCAATTACAGATATATTCCTATAAACATATACCTCTTTCAGTGCAGTAACCATCCTATTATCTGTTTTATCAATCATTTCACTAATAATTTTACTGATTGCACTAAATTTATTATAAGTTCGATAATCTCTGTACAATATACAATCACTTATTTTCTTTTCTAATATCGTCAAACTAGGATTGTTTTTATCCCTCATAAAATACCAGCGCAGCCAGATGATCTCTTTTCTATAAGTTGTAGAAAACTTATCAAGTCTGTTTTTTGTCATAGTAATTTACCAAATTTGTTACTTTCTCAATTTCTTTATTAGCCACTTCTGCTTTACCATCCGAGTTTTTGGATAAATAAGTAACTGATTTCGCAGCATTTGGATAAGCTAGCCAAGCTTCATAAAACTCACGTTCATTATGAGTTAGCCACTCTCTAACTTCATCAGACTGATAACTCATATGTTCGTGCAAATAATCCGCATCTTCGTCAAAGCTTTCAATAACATCAGCTATCATTTGTGGCACTTCTAGTTTTGGTTTGTCGAGTTTAATTTGATTAAGAATCTGAATAACATCAGCAAACTTCAAATCGTACGGCTTAGTTTGTAAATCTCTATATGCCATGTTATGTAATTTTCGCTTCGCTTCTTCAATGTTCATTTGTTACCTCGCTTAAAATCGCAATTGCTTTCTCGTATTTGTCAATCAATAATTTTGCATTGTCCATATCTTCAAATCGATTTTCATTATAATATCCCTTCAAGAAATCTAAATTAGACTCTAACGTCTCCAATGGCAATTGAAAATCTTCAGTGTTAATTAATTCAGGCATTCTTCATCCCCCATTCCTCGTCAACTCCGCAATCAACTTAGTCTTTTTAGCTAACTGCTCGTGTGATTTGTCTAACTGTCTCTGTAGTCCTTCGATTGACGGTTGATAGTAGCTATCACAATAATTTTGTATGATAAATCCACCCAGTAAACCACCAAATATCAGCAGAAACACAGCTAAACAAATGATTTCCTGTATATAAAAACTATATGCTTGTTTCATTCGTCATCTCCTCTATCCACTCAATAACATCTAAATACATATTTGCTTGTTCTAATTGCCATCTCCCAAAAACGGACAGATTGTCTTTTCCCCACTCATATCCAACAAGCCGTAAATCACGCTGTTCTGTCAGAAATGCAATTACTTCTTCTTTTGTCATTCTTCCACGCTTTCATGAGGTTCAGGGAACCAAATTCGTCTTTTTTGGAGATCAATCGCAATTCCGCAAGTAACTTCCCAATCGGGGTTCATATCGTCTTCTTGCAATAATTCAATAAATGTTGATAGTTTCATTCTTCTAACCTTTCTAGTAATTCGCTGTTTTGATATATGTTTCCGACAACTTCACACCCCTCTTTTCTTAACCACAATTCTGTCCCTCGACGTATATTATCAATGCGCCAAGAGCCACCTCTGAATTGATTTACTTTAAAAAGTTCAAAATCGCTAGTAATTGTGTATCGTAGCTTAACAATGTCATCTTTAAAAATCTCAACGCCATTTTTATCAAACATTCCTGTTGATTGCATGAGTATAAGTTGCTTAATATCGCCTATTGCAACACCTCCATGATCATCTTTTAATCCAACATCACCGTTTTCGTAATCAATAAGGGTAACCTCATACATGCGTTTGAATTTCTTTGACCACGCTCTAAATTTTGGTATCATAACTCACCTCTCAAAAAATACTCTGCATCACTTTTAGCGATTAAGCTATCACGATAAGCAATAGCTTCGTCTTTAGTCTTAAACTCTTTGTCTTTATAAACAGTAGGCAACACTCGTCCGCCAATGTGATCGTAAACCCTAACTACGTGTGTCATTTGCATTCTCCGTTTTCTCTAGCCAGATTGACAACATTGTGCAATAATTAGCCATGTCGTTTAACGTGTCTGACAGGCTTTCTGAGACGTTTTTGTCGCTGCTTATAAGATTATATAGTCTGTTGTATTTATCGCTTATACGGACGACACCAGCGATAAATCCGAAGTCATCCAAAGACTTTTCAAACGAGTTCCCATAATCTGCATTTTTAGCTAAAAACATTTGATAATTTTCGTTGTATGCAGCTTGCATGCTCTCTGCGTTTATTTTATCTGCCATACTATACCTCCTTAAAAAGTCATTGCTGCGTACATCAATCGCTTAACTTGCTTGTAATGATCTAACTTTGTATCTCTGTGCTTTTTGTTTAACTTTATAAAAATATCAGTTTCGTGACTGTTTGGATTGTGATACTCTCTGTATGATTTAAGATACAGCTGCACATAAATATCTTCGTCGAAATAATCTTTAAACGCTTCGATAACGTACGGTCTTGGCAAGGTTTTTCGACGTCTGTTATTTGTAACGCTACATCTTATTAGCTCAGCTTTTTTGCAATCTACATCTAGCTTTTTAATTTGCCTTACAATCCCATTGTCAAAAATTTTGTAAAATTTATTTATTAATTCATCTGTCAATCTCTTCAATCCTCACTTTTATTCTTGGATTCTGACTGTATTTTTTCTTTGCTCTTAAATCGCATACGATATTGTCATCTGACCAAACGATACCTGATTTCTGTATTCTGTCGTAACCTGCATCGGAAATACTATCAAAAACAGCTTTAATCAGATTATCAATATCAGGCTTCTTAGCGTGCCATATCAGTTCACGCATGAAGTTTTGATATATTTGTATTGTTTTACCTTTAGAACGCTGTGTAGGCTCTTTTGATAGCGTTTTGGGAGCTTTCATGTAAAAGGTTACCTCTACCTTTATGCAATCATCGAAAAACGGTCCATCATAATTTTTTTCTATCCAGCCAGAAACCTCTTTTCGCCATTTCTTCATTTTTGGATCTTCGTACGTACCAAATTTGCTGAACTTAGGTCTAGTTTGAGGTTTTGGTTCGATTGGTATTTCGAATTCTGTTTTAAAAGTCATATTCCTCTTCAATTCCTACTAACAATGCAATTCGTTTTGAGCTAGCTAACGCTTGATATGATTTAGTCATGTACTGTTCTATTGTTGCTTTTTTGATACCAAGCCGTTCTGATAACTCTTCTTTTGTGCCGACGTCGACAAACTTGTCGTCGTCATATATTGTATATATCCTTTGCTTCCGCGGCTTCGTCATATTTAAAATGGTAAGTCATCATCTGAAATATCCATTTTGTTGGCATTGCCAAAATGAGAATTAGAACTATTGCCGCTTTGATTAGTCTGTTGTTGGCTATTGCGACTTTCCAATAATTGGAAATTTTCCGCAACAACTTCTGTTACATAGATACGTTGCCCTTGTTGATTTTCGTAATTGCGTGTCTGAATGCGCCCTGTGATACCGATTAAAGTCCCTTTTTTAGCCCAGTTTGCTAGATTTTCAGCAGACTGTCGCCAGATAACACAATTAATGAAGTCCGTCTCTCGCTCTCCGTTTTGCTCTTTGAATCTGCGGTTAACTGCAAGTGTAAACGTAGCTACAGCTACTTGACTTGGCGTGTGACGAAGTTCGGCATCCTTGGTCATGCGACCTGCTAGTACAATGTTGTTAATCATTTTTTAGTCCTGCTTTCTTTTTGAGTTTATTGATTAATTCGTCTGCTGAAACAATGTGTTCCGTATGCAAATTTTCCAGTGTCCCCACTTTTAAAGTATCGGTTAGCCATTTTGTTAACTCTTCAACGTTTTGGTTTGTGGCTTTCGCAATATCATTTAAATCAGACTTGTAAGTCTCGACTTGGATATTGCTTATTTTAGGAGTTTTAGAGGTTGTCGGTCGGGAGTTTTTTTGTTCTTTGCGTTGCGTATCTTCTGTAACAATCGCATCTACATCTTCCTCACCAATTCCAAACAGCCCTTGCAAGGCATACTTACCTGCGTACGAACTCACTGCACCAGTCCATTGCGGAACTTGCATTTGTTGTATTTGTTTAGGTTCTCCTGTTTTATAGTCTTTAGTATTTAAAACAGGCACACTGTCCAACTCAGCATATCTTGTCGCTTGGTGTTGTTCATCACCAAGTCTAGCTGTTGCTGTTGCTTTGATAAAAATTCTGCCGATCAATTCCACCAATTCGTCAGATACCGTTAACTCCCACCCGCTATTTAGTGTTTTAAAGTGTGTAAAAATATCTTCTGCATTGCGAAATGTATATTTAACGCCTTGTTTTGTTGTTTTTGTTATTTGCATTTTTGTCTGCAATTCTGCAAAAGTCATGCTCATCTACTTCACCTGTAAACTTTCTGTTTCGATTAGTTGAACTCCAGATATATCAATTCCAGATTTTAAAACTTTTGAGATTTCATCTTTTTTTGGTTTGTATTCAACTTTTTCTTGCATGTATTCAAAAGGTATTTTTGTTTCGTCCAAAACCTCAACCTTCTTACTTTTTCGCAAAGATACTTTAAACATTCCAGCATCAACTTTTTTCTTTTGACTTAAGTCCATTGCTACCCTAATTGTATCTTTGTATTTTTCCGCTTTGGCTTCTGCTTGCTTTTGCTTTTTGTAAAAAGCTTCTTTTTCGTTTTTGTACATTTCAATATCAGCTTGTGTATTTTTTAACATCTTTACAAAATATTCAATATTATTCTCTAAATCTGATTGAAAGTCGATGCTATCCAAAGTGTCTTGAAATGTTTCATCACCAAGATCCATAGCTGATAATTGCGCATAAATACCCTGTAACTCGTATAAATAAGCCATTTATTTCCTCTTTCTATGTTTCAATTGCCAATTTTCTGCTTTTAGTCGATTATTTTCTTGACTTAATGCGATAACTTTATTTTGAAGTTTGTCTATTTCCTGACCTAGCAAGGTTTGGACTTCAAAATAGTTAACTTCCCAATCACTACTAAAATTAAAATCTGTATTATCCATTGTTAATTATCCAAGATATGTTGTTTGACTGATACGTTAGCGTCTATTTCAAAGTTAAACACAATGTTTAGCTTTTTATCAGTTAATTCCAGTATTTCTTGGATAAGACTTTCGTCTGTCCATCCATCGTATTTTTCGTAAGTTGGCGCTAATGTACTTTCATCATTTCCTGTTAAGCTGTCTAGTAAAGTGCATTTTTAAATTCACCGTCATAGGTGTATAAATCATCATCTAATCTAATTTCTACCATGCGAACTACCTACAAATTTCTCTAGTCTATCTTTGAAAAAGTCAAACATTTCTCGCAACTCATTGTTTTCTTTTCTTAGGTTGTTATTATTAACCATAATATCCACTATAGAACTATCTTTTTCGAAGCATTTATATTTTAAATGTTTAACATCTTCAGACAAATCAATGTTTTTAGACTTTAAGATTTCATTTTCAATTTTTAAGTCTTTAATCCTATTTTCTAATTCAGCTACTAATTTCAAATCTGGTCTATTTTCCAAAGTCAATCCTCCCTCTGCGCAGTCTTAACTTCCTGTATTCTTCAATTTTTTTATTTCGACTAGTTTCATCTAGAGCCATAATTCTTGCTACATGCTCTTCTGATAAACCGAAAAATGTTGTTAATGTTAGTTCCATAATTTCATTCTTTCGTCTTCCATTCCTTCAAATTCCATGATATGGCTTTTATCACAACCTTTTCGTATACGTGATGCAATTCTTTCTCCATACGTCTGTCTAATTTCAGCTGGTGTAAGATTTGTCGTGATGATTGTATTTGTACGCTTGTTAAGTAAGCTATATATAATACTTGTCGACCAATCGCTAACCTTTTCAGCACCTAAATCGTCCAAAACTAGATAATCAACCTCTTTTAATTTGTCCAACCAAAACGCCTCTTTACTAAAGTCTCGCTTTATTTCTGATAACAAATCAGTAACATTTACAAGTAGCCCTAGCTTCTTCGTCTTATCTGACAGTCCTCTGATAATGCTGTAAGCTAGATGACTTTTGCCACGTCCAGCTTTACCAGTCATGATAATGTTACCCTGACCTCCTTTAAACCAATCGTTAGCCATTGTTTTAGCCCAAACAAGCACTTCTTTATGTTTGATTGTGTCAGTTCTAAAATTATCAAACGATGCGTTTTCCAGTTCGCTATCCATGATTGATAACCTTTTTAGATAGTACAGCCGTTTGTTTTCGAGTTCTCTCTCATATTGTTTTTGAACGTGTAAATCGTTTTGATTTTCCAAATCTTCTTTGTGGCATTTAGGGCAAACTGTCAAACCAGTTTTAAGGATTGTGATATAGCTACAGTCATGCTTGTCACAAATTGTCTCTTCTTTTTTGGCATTTTTTTGATAGGACAAAGCGATTTTATCAAGCGCATTCTCATCACCAAGTATCATACTCACTTACCTCTTCTTGCTTAGATTTCCTAGATTTCTCTTTAGCTTCTATTTGCTCAATTGTCGTGATGTTGTCATCTCTCCAGTTACGTAAAATACCTCTAACATAGTTAAGATTAGTTTTTCCTTGAAGCTTAGTTCTTTTGATAGCTTCCTTAATTAAGTCATGATTATTTTCTTTAATCATCGTACGAATAGTTTCAATTTCCATAGGAGACAACAACCGACCAAATTCTTGTTCCGCTATACTATATATATAGTTAGTAGTTGTCTGATTAGAAGGCACTAAGTTTTGGTTATTTAGTATTGATATATTAGTATTGATATTATTAGTATTGATTCCCTGTAAATTATTCAGGTCTTGACCTGTAACTTTTACAGTTCCGTGCTGTAAATTATTCAGGTCTTGACCTGTAACTTTTACAGTTCCATTGATATATAAGCGGTTGGGTTTGTTTATACCCTGTCTGACCTCGTTTAATAAGCCGAAATTAGACAGTTCTTTTTTAGATTTTATGATTGTTTTTTCTGAGCATTTAAGTAGTTCCATAAATTGCTCGTTTGTAAAGTACATATAAACCTTACCGTCATCATCAAACCACTTATTTTCCACAGATAGTGTTCTGCGATCAAACAACAACATATAAATTAATTTTGCTTTATCGCTCAGAACGTTATATGGCTCTTTTAACAACCACTGCGGAAACTGATAAAATTGGTTGTTTTTTACTTCTTCAATATGCATCATTCATCGCTTTCAAAAAAATTTTCTTTTAACATGTACGCCCTCTATTATTACGTTCAATCATATTGTCGTAACGTCGTGCATTAGCTTCCCAGCCATGTGTTTCAATCTTCCATGCTGGACGCACATCTATTTTTCGATTTTTTTTTACAAATAGTTTTTTTAATAATTTCTTCATGATGTTATACTCCTAATTGTTTTTCGCGTTTAATGTTGTCTATCATTTCAGACAATGTTTCTTTTTTCGGTCTGTACCGATTGCGACTCTTCCATTTGACGAATAGACGGAAACCCTCGTAATCAATAAAGACAATACGGTGCGTTGGATTGTCAATAAACTGCCTAAAGTCTGGATGTTCTCGCATTTCTGCCGCCCAAACCTTGGCCGTTCCGATTGTCAAACCTTCCCAAACCTGGCAAAGATGGGCATAGTCTCCATGCGTTGCCTTTTCAGACTGATTAGCTGGTCTGTAAATAATTTCTGCTTTTGGCATGTTAAACTCTCTTTTCTGTGTTATAATCTAGTTAGTTATTTTTGTTGAGCGCCTGACTTCGTTAGGTGCTTTTTTTATTACGCCACTTCTTCCTGCTCAATCAATGGCAAAATCCCCTTTTTGTTTTTTAGCAAGTCATAGATGAACAGGCGTCCTTTTTGTGTCCAGTAAGTGTGCATCTTACTGCGTTCTGCATCAATCGGATGCGTCTTGGATTGTGTGTAACCCTTGCTAGCATACTTCTGATATAGTAGCCAAGTATTGCCTTGCTTATATTGAACTTTCAATTCATGCAACAGACTATTTAGTTTCTTAGCACTCATGCCGTAATCTTTTGCAATGACAGAGATAGCCACTAAGGATTCACTTTGTAAAATCAAATCATAATAAGTTGCTTTTGGTTGTAATTCCTGAATAATTTGATTCTTTTGAGCTACTTCTTCTTGTGCCTGTAAACGTAGCTGACGTTCTTCCTTGAGCTTCTGAAGTGCTGCGATTGCCATGTCTGGATTTTCCAGCAGATCATCAATAGCGTACAATCCATGTTTACGGATTGTCGGTAAGACTTCTGACGTAACCCAACGTTTAAAATCTTTTGCTTGCGGTAACTTGCTAGATAAGATAAGTGAGTAAAGACCTGATTCATTGATGATAGTCATTTCTCTATCTTGACCTGAGGTACCAAAACGGTACTTTAGCCTATCTTCTTCTTCAACGTGTCTATTTACATCTCGGCTCCCGTTTGAGTAACCAAGAATGTCTGCCACATCTTTACCAACAAAGTATGCTTCATTATTGATTGTTACTGTGCGGACTTCTTGTCCGTGAAAATTAAAAATTTCGTTCATACATTATCCCTTTCTTCAAACTCTTCCTGCGATTTAATCAATTTTATAATCTTCGATAACTCGTAAGATAAATTGATTAGCTTTCAGGCCACGAGTTGAGCCACTTAAAATATTAGTAACTTCTTGTCGACTCATGCCATATGCAGCTGCTAAAGCTGCTTTTTTGATATTGTTTTCTTTTAAGAAGTCACAAATTTTTTTGCGTCCATTTGCAATATCAGGCATCTTTCTTCCTCCTTTATTTAAAATTGTAAATAAGAAACAACTATTTTTTTGCGTTTTTTATTGACATATTTTAGAGAATATTCTAAAATGAAAGCATAGAAAAAGAAGCTAATAAATCAATGAATACCGTTCGCTAAAACACTTTTTTTTGATTTATTTGTTTAGGTGTTTTTCTAGTTAAATCTTATTTACAAAAACTATTTTAGAGTATTCTCTACTGTTTGTCGACAGTTTTCTACAAAATTCTCTAAATATTTTTTGTCATACCCTAGAAAGGTTGATAAAATCAATGTTTACGACTTTTGATAGAGTTAAAGAATTATCCCAAAAGCGAGGAATTTCCCTAAGTAAATTAGAGGAAACTCTAGGATTGGGCAAAAATTCTATCTATGCTCTTAAAAGAAACCAACCATCTGCTGAAAGGTTACAAGAAATAGCAGACTACTTCAACGTATCTACAGATTACTTATTAGGTAGAACAGATAACCCCAATATAGCTAAAGATAACCAAGAATACACTTCTGACGATCTTAGAAAAATGGCAGAAAAGGCTAAAACATTTGATGGCAAGCCACTTACTGATTCAGATATTGATGCAATACAAAATATTATTGAAATTTATTTGAAAGGAAGATAGTCTATGACTATTGAAGAGATTTTAGACTTCCATAATGTAGAATTAGCTTATTTCGACAATGATTTGTGGCCACGTCCAGGGATATATGTTGACGAAATAAAAGTAGTCTTTGTAAATAAAGCACTATCAGATGAATCAAAAAAGAAAGTTATCTTCCATGAACTCGGACATATTGACCACGACTCTAACCAATATGGGCGCAGACACGAGGAATTTGAACTTGAAGCTAATAGATTTATGATCAGGTGCTTACTTGAGGATGAATTTGACGAAGTAGAAGATAAACATGAGTTTAATTACTTATCTTTTATGAAAAGGCACAACTTAAAAACCACGACTGATGAAGTCATGGTTATCGACGAGTATTACAATCTGCTGGATGCAGTATAATCAATGGTATTGCGCTGATTGTGGAACAAGTTTTGAATCTTAATAATTCAATTACATTATTAAATTAGAAATATAAAAATTCTAAATAAAGTAAGCTAATTAGGTTATAAAAAGGAAAAGTTATATGGCGATTTCAATAAAAAGTATAAATCTTCAAAATTTCAGGGGATTTGAAGACTTACATCTTAATTTAAATAAATATGTAACTTGTATTTCTGGTCATAACGGAACTGGAAAATCTACTATACTTGCAGCTCTTAGTAATACTGGAGAATACAAAAAAGATAAAACTTTAAATAATAAACCTTTTAGGGGTGAATTTGAAAAAATCATTCTTGGTGATCCAAATTATGATAAGAAAATAAATTCTGAAATTAATATTGAATTTGAAAATCTTTTTGAAGATGGTCATAAAATCAACAGTGTAAAATATAGAACTGCAATACAAAATAAAAAAGCAGTTTTACCACATTATAGACCCCTTTCGCCAAAAGATATTATTGAATTAAAAGATATAGATGTTAAATATAGTGAATTACCATGGAAGTTATACAGAAATACTGGAAAACTAAAACATCCAAGGTTTAGACTTATCCCTAAAAAAGATAAAAATAGAGATCATGAAAGAAAAATAGAGTGGCCAACTTTTTACTTAGGACTTTCTAGGTTATATCCACTTGGAGAAGTTGAGGAAAATTTACTAATTAAAGATTTAAACAGTGGTTATGAAGATAAAATTTCAAAAATTCATAAAGATATTATGACTTCATCAGATGAATACGAAGCTGTACAAGTAACAAACATAAATGGGATGAAAACAGGTGTACTTGTCAACACGACTACATATCCTGGAACAGCTAATTCAGCAGGTCAGGATAATTTGGGCCAAATTCTATCTGCTGTTTTTTCATTTGAAAAATTGAAAAGTAATAAAGAAAATACAGGGTATAAAGGAGGATTATTATTAATTGACGAAATAGATGCTACACTTCATCCCGCTGCCCAGAATAAACTTTTAAATTTTCTATTAGAAAAATCACTCGAACTAGATTTACAAATAGTTTTCACAACACATAGCTTGTCATTATTAGAATATATTAATGATACTTCAAATGACAAAGTTACTATTAATTATTTAACAAAACATACTGGTCAAATTAATGTTGTAGAAAATCCTAAAAATGATTATTTAAGACGTGATTTAATGTTAAAACTCGGTCAGCCGATTAAGCAATCCATTTCAGTTTTAACGGAAGATGATACGGCAAGGTGGTATCTAGCTCATTTACTTAATTATTACGTTCAGAAGCGACCAAATACAAAACTTCAAATTGACACATTAAAAATGGTTGATTGTCATATTGGATGGAGCAGTATTGTAAGTCTTGTAAAAAATGATTTTGATTACTTCAAAAATTATTTAATTATTTTTGATACAGATTTAAATAATGATGATAACTATAGAAATTTAGAAAAAAGTTTCCGCGGTACCCCTTTTAAAATAGATGAAAATTACTATGTCTTACCAGCACCAAAATCTCTAAAAAATTACAATATTGAAAAAATAATGTGGGAATATATATCTAATTTACAAGCTGACCATTTATTCTTCAAATCAGATTTTGCATTAAAATTTCCTATACATAAAGGTATGATATCAGAAAACGGTCCATTTTCTGGAGATTTCGACGAATATACTAATGAATCAAAAAAAATAAAAGAATGGTTTACAAATTATAGGTGGATTTGTGATGAAGCAATTTATTACTACTTTTCAGACAATGAAGAAGTTATTTTACCTTTCGCTTCAAAAATTGAAAAATTTTACAGAAAATCAATAATATAATAATTCTGGCCATAATTAATTAAATGTTATATCATAAGTGAAAGGAGGTAAGCCGATTGAAAAATATAAGCCCGTTGAGATACCCTGGAGGTAAGTCTCAAGTTTATGATTTTGTTAAAGAACTTGTTAACCTTAATGAAACAAATACATATATAGAACCGTATATGGGAGGTATGGGAATTGCATTAAAGCTACTTGTTAATAATGATGTAAAACAAATCATGGTAAATGACTATGATCGTTCAATCTATGCTTTCTGGTACTCTGTCTTAAATCATACAAATCAGTTAATTGATAAAATAGAGTCCACACCTATCACAATTGAAGAATGGAAAAAACAAAGAAAAATTCAACAGGGTAAAGAGACATGTCATGATTTATTAACTCTTGGATTTTCAACTCTATTTCTTAATCGAACAAATCGTTCTGGAATAATAAAAGCAGGTGTCATCGGTGGACTAAAACAAGATGGAAATTATAAATTAGATTGTCGTTTCAACAAAGAAAAAACTATAAAAAAAATAAGATTGATTGCATCTTATAAAAAACAAATTAAACTTTATAATATAGATGCTGAAAAGTTCATTCGTTTAAATATCACCAAAACAAAAAAATCTTTCACTTTTTTTGACCCTCCATACTACTCAAAAGGACCTGGATTATATACAAACTTTTACAATCATGAAAATCATCTAAGTTTATCCAACACAATTAAGAATTATATGTCAAATAAAAATTGGATTCTCACGTATGATTTATCTGAAGAAATTTTTCAAATGTATAAAGAATTTAAGTATGAAAAATATTACCTGAACTATTCAGTAACAAAACCAAGTAAAGGAATAGAGTATATTTTCTACTCTAATGGATTAACAGTCCCAGAAAATACAATAAATATAAAAAAAGCAAATTAAAAAAAGACCTACACAGCGCCGGCAAGCAAACGTGTAGGTCAAGTTGGTAATAGTAAAAACCTGCTTTAAGTAGGCTCTTTACTGTACCCATTTTAACAAAAAAAATGAGGTAAAAAACAATGTGGTCAGAAAAACATAAAAGCGGAAAAGTGAATTTTATCGAAAGATATAAAGATCCGTATACAAGCAGATGGAAACGTACATCAGTACTGATGGAAAAAGATACTCCTCGAATTAGAAAAGAAGCTCAAAGAATATTAGATGCTAAAATAGCTGACATCGTAAGAAAGTTACAAACCTCCGACATGCTATTTACAGACCTTCTTGACCAATGGTGGGGATTTTACCAACAAGAGATAAAACGCTCCTCTATAGCCTCTCTGAGAGGCAATATAAGAGATATTAGAGAAAGCTTTGGAATTGATATTAAGGTTGTCAATATCGACCCTAAATATGTCCAAACCTACTTGGATAACTTAGATTGCTCCAGGAACAAAAAAGAGCGAAACAAGTCCATGCTTAATCTTATCTTTGATTATGCTGTTAGTCTAGATATTATCAAAGATAATCCTGCAAGGCGTGCTAAACTTCCGCGGATAAAGAAGACTTTGGAAGATTGGAAAAAGATTGAAGAAAAATATCTTGAAGAAGAAGAAATCAAACGACTATTAAAAGAATTATTTAGAAGACCTAGCACTTACCGTCTGGGATTACTATCAGAATTTATGAGTCTTAACGGATGCCGTATCGGTGAGGCTATTAGCATAGAGCCGGATAATATTGATTTTAAAAACAAAACTTTACAGTTGCATGGTACTTATGATCGTACCAATGGTTACATGAATGGAGAAAAGACCTCTCCAAAAACGCTTGCGTCCTATCGCGAAACCATTATGACTAAGCGAGAAATGGAAATTTTACAAGAGATGGAATTTATTAATGAGCTCGAAAAAAATACAAATAAACGATATAGAGACATGGGATATATCTTTACAACCAAGAATGGTATTCCTGTACAAATAAATTCCTTTAATTTAGCATTGAAAAAAGCAAACAAAAGACTTAAGCATCCAATCAATAAAAATATCACTAGTCACATCTTCCGCCACACATTAGTCAGTCGTCTTGCTGAAAATAACGTATCTTTAAAGGCAATCATGGATCGTGTAGGACACGCTGACGCAAAAACTACAGTACAAATTTATACACACATAACCAAGAAAATGAAATCAAATGTAGCTGATATCATGGAAAACTACTAA